GAACTCTGCGAACCCAGCCGCCATTATATAGAGCGTCTGCGTTACCGTCAATATTCTGTTCAATTGTTGTAATCGTTCCGTCTGCGTGCTCAGCGACCACAAATCCGATATGCCCAAACGGATGATACGGAGAACAGTCAGCAACGAATACAGAGCCTACAGGTGGGTTATTAGAGCCGTTAAAGTATGTTACTTTAAGTCCTAATATAGAAGCTCTATCAAGTCCGTCTATGGCGTTTACGTAGCTAAAATTGAGATTATACAACCCCTGATACTGCAAGATATTATCAATTGCAGCAACACATTGCATAGCGTTTCATTCCATCCCTCTGCCTTGTCTATTTCTAGCAAGGTTTAACAAATGGAATTCTACTAGTTTCCTAGTAGTTCAGACTATATCTTCAGTAAACTCTTAAACTATCATTATTTTCTTTATTATGTTTCAATATCGCTTGTGTTCTGGCATTGTGGGCTTCTTCGGCTGTGTCAAAAGTTCCAAGGTTCACTCTCTTGTTGCGATTGACATTAAAGTAGGCTTGGTATTTGCCGTTAGGTCTTGGCGATACTCCCGGAAAACCAGATTTTCCAGTATGAAAATTTCTGTTTCTACAATTTTCTTGCCTTGTCACCCAACGACAATTTTCTTTGTTGTAGTTACCGTTGTTATCAATTCTATCTAGCTGATGTTCTGGTGTCGGAGGTTCGCCCATGTCTTTGTAGAATGATAAAAAATCTTCTCGCCATTCTTCACACACGGTTATCCCTCGTCCGCCATAACGGTCATAATGCTGATAGGTTTTTTGGTAGCACCTCTTTTTCATTTCTCTCCAAGCGTTATATACTTTGGTTCCGTGCATTCCGTGTTTTTTTTGAAACATAATTGTACCTCGCATATTTGATACTTATATTATATCATATATGGAGTGTTCTGTGTAGCATTTAATTTACTGTCCTGTGCTGTCCGTCAGTTGACGGCTCTTAGTCGTTGAACCTTCCACCTCTTTTACCAAGGTGGCTCGGATGCTGATTTCCCAATCCATCAGATTTTCAAACTGTCACATCTGCCATTACTAGCTCTGTTGTAGTTCTGATGGCTTAAGGGGGTTCCAGCAGTTCTCAGGATTAGGAGGCCAATGGCCGACCTCCATAAGGATTCGTAGGAACAGTTAGGCGTTGATCGACTACGCTATTTAGCGTATCTAGTAATTGTCTTTGAGTAGTCAAAAGACCGCCTCCTTTTTATTAGTCTTCTTTTGGCTTGTTGTAGTCAAGAGCTTGACGGCTATCTGTCAGACCTGCTGTAGTCGGGTCATTAACGATACCAACCAACACAAGGAATGCAAACAGAACATTGATAAAGACTAAAATCTTATCAATGGTAGCCCCAAACTCAAGCTTGATGCCGAAGATGTCAGCGAAAGCTTGGAAGAGCAAGGCAAGCGCTGGCACAAGAGCAAGCCAAAAGTTTTTGTTTTTCAAACGTACAGACCAGTTAATGTTTTTCATATTATATTTCCTCTTTTTCTTTCTTATCGATTGCTAGTGATTAAGGTCTTCAGCTCTCTTACATCTTCGCTCAAGACCTTAACTTGTTCCGCCAAGACCAGTATGGCCTTGTTTTGCTCGTCATGGTTGTCCAATCGCTTGTTAGCTGAAGTTTTAAACTCTCTCAAGTTCTCAACATCTTTTTCAATAATCACCATGCGTTTTTCTTGGGCTATAATCGCCCCTTTGAAGTTTCCGTAAATACCTAAGCAGACACCAATAAATCCAATCATCATGCTAATGTCTTCTGGTGTGAAGTGGATCATGCTACACCACCACCTTGAATGTTTGGCATGACAATCGAAACTGCTCCACGTTGAATCAATACTTGAACTTCTTCTCCGTTGTAGTTCCAATTATCGATAAACTTCAAAATGACTGGTGAATCTTTAGGGTATTTAGGGTTGGTGTCGTATGGGTATTTAGCTTGAACAATATCTCCTGTTTGATACCGTTTCTTATCTTTCATCGTTGGTAATATCTTAGAGATCGCTTGGTAGGTACTCAAAGGCATATTACCATTTGAAATGGTGTAATCAATAAAGATTGTTTGCAATTTATCCAAGCGCTCTGTTACTTCTGTGTTTTCGTCAGTCTGCTTAGATGTCATATCCAGTTTTTGTTGCATGTCCGTGATGACGCTTGTCGGGTCTAACTCAGTTGTAACCATTCGCTTTACAACTTCGATTAGTGATTCATCGCTTTCGTCCATGCGGTTTCCTTCTAATACACGGTCGTATGCTGTGTAAGGGTCGTCGCATCGGATTGCTACAAATGTTTTGTTTGCTTCTCGTAGATATTTATTTACTACTTTAAATTTCATATCACATTCCTTTCTCTGCTTCGTCAAATAGTTCTTTCAGTTCAGGGTTTGCTTCCATCACTTTGTTGATCGCTTCCAATGCTTCTTGTGATTCACTAAGAAGAACTTTCAAGTTTGCATTCTCTACTGACATATTGGCTATTTTGATAGCTAGTTCATTGATAATCTTATCTGTTGTGTTCATTAAATCTTGTAACCTCGTTTTCTTAAAACTCCTGTGATGTGCGTCTTAGCTCCATCCTTAACTACATTATTCTGTACCAATTGACCAAAACAAGTAAGTAAGTCCCAAAGATAATCTCCGACACTTACACCACCTGATAGGTAGAAATTCCTAGAATAAATACCTTCAAGGAAGAAGTCACCACGACCGATGAAGTGTTTCACTCCGTTTTGATTCATTGGCAAGATGTAAGTCTTTCCGTCTTCTGTATTCCCGTGGAAGTTCCAAGGGCTACGGTACTTACCGTTGTTATAAATAAGAACACGGTCTCCGACAAACTCTGTAAGAGATTCTTTATATCCTCCACCTGTACCAGACCATATCCGAATACCTGCGAAAGTTTCATTATCGTGTCTCTCTGTTTTGTCGTGGTTTGTACCAAAAATCATTAAGGCTGAGTTTGTATCCCTGAAATGCTCTGAGATAAAACCACCTTTTTTCAGTTTGATAAACTGAGAAGAACTTGTACCCTCAATCCGCCTGATGACAGATTCTTCACCAGTTGATGTCCAGATACCTTTCTGCAAGTCAATCCTCAACTCTCCATTTAGAGACTCAATCATACCGCCCCGCATGGTTAAACCTTGAAGCTTACCACTGACGATGTTGTTTGCGTTTAGGTTGATGAGGTTTACTATCCCTGCATCTAGTGTACCTGCTGTTATCTTGTCTGCTGATATATTGGCGATCATACTGCTTTTGATAATAGCATCATCAATCAGAGTTTTACCATTCAAGTGGATAACTTCCCCTTGAATACGGACGTTACTACCTACAGCATTAATCTGAGATACAATATCACCGTTTGAGTTCAGGTTTTGGACAGCCCATGAACCAGCTAACTGAGTAACCTTGGTGCTGACAGCATCGATCTTTGTTTCAGAATCTTCTGGAGCTGGTTGCCATTTACGGTCAGCCGTTCCTTCGTATAGGTCGAACTCAGTTAGAAATACACCAGACCATTTATCTGCTCCGTTATTAGGCCCACCGTTTTCAATGTAGAGATAACCTTCGTCAAAATCCCCTGTGTTAAATTTAAAGGATTTCTTGACGGCTTCAACGTGGCTAAGAAATGGTATGGTCGTAGGATTAAACAGTAACTCTTCGGATGTGTAGTCTTGTGTCTCACCTTTTTTTCGCTTACGAATAAAGACTTTCAAGCTCTTGGTATTCCTTGAGTTAAATCCGAAAAAGTTCAGCATGTAGGATGTATTCTTCTTGAGCAAAAACCTTGGAGACTTCATCCAAGATACACCAGTCAAAGCAAACATGCGCTTCTGACCGTTGAAGTAGAATACGTGGCTCTGGAAGTTAACACTCTGAGTTTCCCAATACTGCAGTCCATCATCTGCCCGTGAGTTGCGAATCATGTTCGGCCCGCCTGAACTACTGATAGACCTCACCTCGGTTTGGAATATCTCGTTGCTCATTACAAGCCTAGCTATTTTATCGCTTACTGAGTTTTCACTAGAACCTAAAACACGTTCATAGAGTTTAGATGTTTCTTGCACCCGTTGAAACTCTATTTTATCTGCAAACTGTTGAGCTAGATTAGCAAAGCGTCCGTCTGTGGATTGCTTGTAATCTGCAATCTTCCTCTCTACTGTATCAGGTAAAGCCTTTAAAGACTCTAGCGACTCCTTCATAGCTTCTACGGCTGATGCACTAGCACCAGAAGAAGTTAAAGCCTCTTGTGCTTTTTGTTCTTGCGCGGCTATTGCTTGGTTGATTTTATCAACTTCTTTTTTAAAGTCGTCTTTAATCTGGTCAGCCCATTTGTTGCCAAATGTTCGTACCAATTCAATCCAATGCTCGCCATCCCATGTATACATGATATGGTAGCCTTCATGGTCAGGATCTGGTTTATACCACAAATCACCGACTTTCACTTTATCAGTCGGGGGGTCTTCGCTCCTGTACCAGTTGCGGTTAAACCCTCCTGCACCATCTAGGAAGTCTAGCGCTCTTTTCTTAGAAAGCTCTACTGTGGAGTTTTGTAAGTCGGACTCTGATTGACTCTGTTGCAATTCTTTCAGACCGTCCGATTGGCTTATCTGATCACCTAGCTTAATCTCAATAACTTCATTTGAAAGCTTTTCTCGTTTGATTTCAAAGATACGTGTCTCATAGTCGATGTTCATATCTGGACGAACAACACGGACAGTATCACCGATTTCACCTTTCAAGTATGCTGTGGTTGTAGAGAAAGTCACTTTAGGGTGAGCGTTTGCTATAAGGTAATCGTAGGTCATTTGAATTAGTTCGTTAGGGTCGTCTGTATCAAAATCAACCTTACCAATTCTTGGCCTCATACCTGTATCGGATTTAATACCGTACTTCTCAGTAAGTTCTGCAAGCTCTAAGTAAGGGATACCTTTAGGCTTATTCAAAGGGTTCTGTGGTTTTGTCCACACTAAATCCTTGAAGTTCTTCTTACGGCTGTAACCGTTCCGTCTGTCGTCATTCGCTTCTGGAACAGAAACAATCTCAGAGTTACCAAGACCGATAACGGCAGTGTAAAACTCTGCTCGTTCTTCTTCCTTGATAATCTTTAAGGCATTATGTCCATAGGTTACACGTTGACCCGTTCGATCTCCTATACGTTTCTTTAAATCGATGTACCGTGCGCCGATTTTGTTGTAACTAATTTCAACGAAGAATTGCATCTCCAGATTAAACTTGTCACACACACGGAGCAGGCCGTCAAAAACAGATAGGAAATAAAAGGTCAAGTTTTTCTGTTCT